TGGGATAATTTTTATGACTTTGCCCGTCGGTATTGCGATGCTCATCAGACTCGCTGGGGATTAGATACTTCCGGCGTTTCAAATCCTGAAGAACTCCATGCGCGAATAAAGGGATACTTTATCCGGAGAAATAAAACCGAAGTGTTAAAAGAACTCCCTCCTAAAACTTTCATCGATGTACCCGTGAAGCTCGATCCCGATACTGCTAAGCGTTATGCGCTAGCTGCATCTGATCTTGCCATCTTCTTGAGACAATATGCCGGTAAGCAACCCGCTCAAATCGCGAAAACTCTATCCGCAGAAAAGCTCACAAAGAAGAATGTCTTACGGCTCATCAACGCTCTTGGCAAAATAGATATTGCTATTGAGTTGATTGAAAGCGTGATAGACGCTGGAGAAAAGGTGCTTGTATTCTCCTCTTTTATAGAACCATTGGACAAACTAAAAGAACACTTTAAAGACAAGGCGGTGATGATCACCGGATCGACCAACGTCAAAGATCGCGAAGAGGTTGTTAGAGTTTTTCAGAACGATCCCAGCGTCCCCGTCTTCCTTGGTGGAATACGCAGCGCCGGAGTCGGTATCACACTAACCGCCGCATCAAATGTCATCTTCCTGGATTTCCCTTGGAACCCCGCGGATTATATTCAAGCTTGCGATAGAGTACATCGTCCCGGCCAGATAGCCAAATCAGTGAACATTTACCAATTATTTGCAATGGGAACTGTAGACGAGGATTTGCGGACAATGCTTGAAGAGAAGCAACAAATATTCGATCAAGTTATTGAAGGCAAACTTATAGAGAAATCGACTAGTGATGTCATGGAAGCAATCGAGAGAAGAATTCTAAATGAGTATTAAAGGTCTTGACAAATAGAAAGCAATATAATAAAATCAAAACACTATGAAAAATTTATTTGGGATTATCGTATTGGGTATAGTCGGTATATTGTTATTCATCGGTTTATCAGTCGGAGGTTGGATGCTCGGTCTATACAATTCATTGGTGACATCAAATTCACATGTCGATACGGCATTCGCGGCAATTCAGTCCCAATACCAGCGACGCTTTGACTTGATCCCCAATGTAGCTGAAGCCACCAAGGCTTTTCTACAGCAGGAGCAAACAGTCTTTGGTGATATCGCGGAAGCGAGAACCAAATATACAGGTTCTGCTAGCGGATCAAACGAGCAGATGCAGGCAATGGGACAGTATGATTCAGCATTATCACGTCTTATGGTTATTGTAGAAAATTATCCTCAGCTTAAATCAGATATGACTGTTCAGGCACTGGTCGACGAACTAGCTGGAACGGAAAACGCAATCGCGGTTGCCCGTGATAGATATAACGAAACGGTTCGAGGATATAACGTTCAGATCAGAAGCTTTCCTGCTAATTTGATTGCCGGTATGTACGGGTTCCAGTCGAGAAGTCCGTTTCAGGCAGAGGCAGGTGCGCAAGATGCGGTTAAAATAAATCTTACAAAATAATATGGAAACAAAAGGAAAATATAGTGCGTTCGCGATTATGATAATCTTCGCTACTGTGCTGGGAATCATCGTCCTGATTAATGCAAGAATGCAGTTGAAGGGGCAAGTTGACAGTTCGGGGCAGTCTACCGAAATTAAAGGAATCGAAATCCCGGAAGCCACTGGATATTTCAACGATATCTCGGGTGAAATCAACCAAGAGATGCGTTGGTCAATTGAAGGAAAGCTGAAGGAGTTTGCTGAATTAAAGAAAGGCGAGATAGCTGTACTGGTAGTCAAAACCACTGGTGATATGTCTATTGAAGAATATGGTATTCGAGTCGCCGAGAAGTGGAAGGTTGGGAATGAAGGCGCTGATGATGGAGTAATTATTATCCTCGCTACCCAAGACCGTAAGGTGAGGATTGAGCTTGGCAAAGGAGCTCCTATCACGAGTGCTCAAGCCGGTAAGGTTATCGACGAACAAATGATCCCGTCATTGAAAAACAGTGACTGGTCAACCGCAATTGCCAGTGGGGCAGACGGTTTAATCACTCTTATGAGTAAATAAAAAATGAATAAACACAATATCGACGAAATTGTTATCGGCGCTAAAGCGGAAATCGGAGACTTGGTATCATTGCGCAACATGAAAGACTTAAAAGTCGTAACATGCGAAAAAACCGGAGTCCTGATGTTGAATATCGACGCAGATCAACTGGCTCCCGGAGACCTAACTTTTATAAAACGCCTTGGGCTAACAATTTCAAATCCTGATACCGACAAACCCATCGCACTTGGAGTGGACTATGTAGAGAATAGTTGGGGCCATCGTGTACATGAGTTTTTGAGCAAATCAAGAATAGAGAATCCGTCTCCGAGTGATGATAACGATGATAGTCATTTTTATGGAGGTCCTTCCGGAGGGTTATTCGGAGGTGGAGGATTCAGTAGTCCTTCTGGCGGAGGGTTCGGTGGATTTGGAGGCGGAGCATTCGGGGGAATGGGCGCAAGCAGAGGTTTTTAAAAATAAAAAATATATGACCAACAAAAATAAAACCATGAAAAAAATAAATCGACCGGAATCAGGGGCTAAACCACTTGAAACAAAATCAACCGGAACCGAAGATGCGCAGATGAATGTCAAAATTACTGATGAAATGTTGCCAGGAGTATATTCAAACTTGATGCAAATCGTGCACACTAAAGAGGAATTTATTTTCGATTATTTCCTGAATGCTCCTCCCCAGGGAATACTCGTATCTCGTATTATTCTCTCTCCGGGACATGCCAAGAGATTCTGCCGGGCACTCATCGAAAATATTAAAAAATTCGAAGAAAAATATGGCGTAATCGCCGAAGAAAAAGAGACTAAATAAAAAATAAAATATGATAATTCCAATAGTCCCTATTGTAATCCTTGTAGTCATCGTCCTCGCAATTATATTCTTTTTAAAGACGTATACTGTCATCGGTCCTAATGAAGCACATGTCATCGTATTCATGGGCAGAGGCCGGAAGATTATCTCTCCGGTAGCCAAGGAGGGAGTCAAAGTCCAGACATCATACTTCTTCATTCCGTTCTTGATGAAACGATACATTATTCCTTTGACTAATGTGAAGCTAGACATCCAGGATATTCATTTGAATGATGTTGAGATGGCGCCGTTCGTTTGTGACGTAGTAACCTGGTTGAACATTGATAATCCGGTCATGGCAGTCGAGCGCTTGGATTTTTCACAGGACGTGTTTAATTCATTGCACAAAGATTTGACCGCCATCGTACAAGCGATTGCCCGTGCCGCATCCATGAAGCAGGAAATTTTAAACATTATGCGGGATCGGAAAACCTTTTCTGATGGTGTGAGCGCAGAAGTAGATGATGTGTTGAAGGCTTGGGGCGTTTCATTGGTAAACCTTGAAGTTAATGACATACGCGATGAAGACGGCTCTCAAGTAATTGCCAATTATGAGTTGATTCGGAAGGCAACAATTGAATCACAAGCTAGGATTCAGGTATCATTGAAGAACCGGGAAGCAGTAGAAGCCGAACAGACCAACATCCAAAAAGCAGAAATTGCGAAGGCTGATGCAGAAAAAGCGTTCAAAACCAAACAGATCGAAAGAGATACCACTCTTGGAATCGCGACTCAGCAAAAGGATCAACAGATTGCCGAAGCAGAACAGAAAACCAATGAGCAGAAGGTTAATGCTTTCCGTATCACTCAGGTAGGTGAAGCCAAGGTAGTCAAGGATGCTGCAATCGAAAAAGCGACTGGTGAAGCTGAATCGGTTCGTATCAAAGGTGAGAAGGAAGCCGCGGTTGTGACTCTCAAGGGTCAGGCCGAAGGTAAAGCCATCGAAGCAAAGGGTCTTGCTGAGGCGGCGGCCAAGGACGCAATGGCGTTGGCCTTACAGAAGTACAACGAAGCTGCTACTATTATTGAAAAGATTCGTGCCGCGGTAGATGTCCAGACTGCATTTGCGCAGGCTTATGCGGAAATTGCCAAGAACGCAAACATCAAGATCGTGACCTCGGGTCAGGGCGGGAACATTCTCGGATTGCCGATGAATGCCGAAACCGGCGCTAACATCGGGCAGATGATGGAAGCTCTTGGAACAGATAAGATTACGGAATTGATCTCTAAGGTGACAGGGGACAAAAAGGCAAAGGCCTAATGTCAGATGACGGCAAGCGCCTCCCACACTACCGTTTCAGTCCGGACAAATTCACAAAATCGGACCCCCTTAACGGGGGATAATAAATTAAAATTATGGAAAAGAAAAATTGTCCTAAGTGTAGCGAAGCCCAATGGTCAATTATGGATAACAAGTATCTGGATCTTTATGGCCAATGCTGGTCATGTGACAAGCGGGCGTGGACAAGCGGAGAGATGACATTGGAGGAGTTCGAAAAAAGGGAAAGAGCGGCCTTAGATGCGGAATAATGCCTGATCGTCTAACGGTAGGACAACAGAATTTGGATCTGTTTATCTTGGTTCGAATCCAAGTTGGGCAGCAGTAGTTGGTTTCTAGTGGCTTTAACTCAATGATGAGTAATAGGGAGAGCAGTTGCCGCATCGGGATGGAGGGTCGCGAACCGAAATCCTGTTTAATGCAGGGCATCATGGTACCGAAGAGGCGGTAAAAATCCGCGAGCCCCTAAAAGCCAATTACTCGGCCCCTTGTTGAAATGGCATCAAGACAAGCTTACATCTTGTAATCGGGGGTTCGATTCCCTCAGGGGCCACAAATGGGTTCGTAGCTTAGTTGGCTTAAAGCGCTTCCTTGTCAAGGAAGAGATCGTGGGTTCGAATCCCACCGTGGCCGCAGGAAGGGTTCGTAGCTCAATGGCAGAGCAGACCGCTCTTAACGGTAAGGTTGTGGGTTCGACTCCCACTGAACCCACATGGGGGTCTGTAGCTCAATTGGCAGAGCAAGCGGCTTTTAACCGAGAGGTTGT